TTACATCGGGAGTGTTATTGGAACTATCGCAAACGACCAAGTAGTCTTGAAGTCCCTGTCTTGCTTGAACCTCGCTTAGGTAAGAATTAACTGCCGCAGCGAAATTGGAACGGGTCAGTTCATCGTTGAGTTCGAAGAGAACTCCTTTAGCGAGACCCTCAACTCTCTTCTCAATATTGAGGAAGAGTCTGCGTACATTGATACGATCGAAAGCAGATGGGGATGCAAGTGCTGTCTTATCACCAAAGAGAACAACGCCGCTACCAGACATAGAAACGATTGGGTTGATTCTTGCAGAATACAGTTCGTCTCTATCTGCTTTGGTTGGGTTGTATGCAAGTTTAACAGCGTTGCGGATTCCACCTCTAGAAAGACCAGCAGGAGAGAACCAATCATCTAGTGCTGCAGAAGTTGCAACACAGAGACCAGCAATATCGCCATTGCAAGGAACATAACGATATACATCGTTGAAGCGGTCATACATGTACTTATAACCACTATCAAAAATAGCGTAGGAAGTAGATGTCATTCCATCGAAGAATGCTAGTGTTCTTTCTTTCTGTTCTTTAGCAGAAAGTGCTCCAGAAACACCGATCTGATTTCCTTTGTGGGGAGATACACATGCAATTGCATCTCTACGAGCAGCAGCAACTGCAATCACTTTGAGTGCTTTGACTTTTGTATCAGACTCGGATGCTAAAGATCCACCCATCAGGATGAAGTCAGCAGCAACATTCTCGGAGTCAGCAAACTCGTCATATGCAGCAGAGATTTCGCCAGCGGTGTACTCATAGTCATCAAGACCAGCAGAAAGATCGGTTGCACTTACACCTACAAGACCAAGTTCTCCAGATACGCTTCCAGACTCAGAGTTCCATGCACCACCAGAAACAACAGTTGCTAGAGCAGTGCCGTGGAAGACATATTCCGACTCATCGTTGAGTACAGATTTATAATATGCATTAGCACCTTCAGCACTCCTGCCATCGGATAGTTTGGAGAGGTAAGTGATACGCTCCAGAACGGTTTCTGCAGCACCAGAAATATCACCAGTAGTATCAATAATTGCTAGGTGAACTTCATCCTTGCTGATGTTTCTGTCAGAAGCATAAGCAGAAGTTCCAGGGCGAGGACCAATAGCAGAAAGAAGTAGGGATGTTCCAGGGATTGTTGTATTGGTGTACCAATCAGATACTGATGTAACTGTGATAGCAGTGTCAGTTACACTCGCAACTTCAAAAGTTGCGTCGCCACCACCACCAGAAATGGTTACAGTATCACCAACTAGGTAACCAGTACCACCTGCGTTAACTGCAACTAGACTGACTGGACCTTGTGTAGTTGCAATTGTGATCTGTGCGTTATTGCCACCACCAACGATTGTTAGTACATCGCCAACAGTGTATCCAGTTCCTGGTGTATTGATCGTTACTGATTGGACAACGCCACCAACAACAACAAGATCAACTTTTAGACCAGTACCAGTTCCACCAGTGGTTGCAATGTTAGCACCAGTTGCGTATGCAGTACCACCAGAAGTTAGTGAAACGGTTAGAGGAACACCACCAGAAACACTTACATCAACAGTCAAACCAGATCCAGAACCACCAGTTGTGGCAACTGCTGTTCCCGATTGATAACCAGTACCACCAGAAAGTCCAGTTGTTGTAGCAACAATACCGATATCTGGAATATCTAGAGTGTCGGAAGTTGTTAGTTTAGAAGCACCAGCAGGAAGAACAACTGCAGCAGTCTTAGTGGAAGCATTCCAGCTAAGAACCTTAGCAGATACACCACCAGTAAATGTGATAGTGTCGTCAACTGCAATACCAGCTGGAGTAGAACCGAAAGTTACATACTGGTCAGCACCAGAGTCAACTAAAACAACTTTGAGAGAGTTGCCCCAAGCACCAGCAGAGCGTGCTACGAATTTTTTAGATGTACCTGTACCACCGTCCCAATCGGCAGTGTTTTTGACTAGGAGTGCTACTCCGTCGTCTGTAGCGTTAAGAGCACCAGTTTCTGCTCTGACGACTGCGAGTTGTCCACCGTAACCTAGAAACTCGGAAGCGACAAACCAATCTTCTGCATTTGCAGTAGAAGGTTTTCCGAAAACATCTAGAAGATCTTTCTGAGAAGAGACTCTGGTTACTTCTCCTACTGGACCTTTTTGGAATGTGGAGGCGAATGCACCAGTAATGCTGCTAGTGCCAACAATAACCGCATTCGACAGATCTCGTTCTCTAAGAACAACACCAGGCGAGACTTGACTTGCCATGTTTTTACCTCTTTAGATATCAAATTTATCTAAAATTATTTATTCTTTAGCACAATTTCAGAGGGGAAACAATGCACGAACAAATTACCAGTTAGGATACTCCCATCTATTGGCGTCAGTTTTTCTAGCATTGAGTATCCGTTTTTTAGTACATTCCTTACATTCATATGAATATGCTGACGGCATATTTTTTTTATGCTTACGAGCCAAATAAAAATCTGTTAGAAGATCTTTCTTCTGTCCACATACTCTACATCTTCTCTCTGTAAACAGAAGGTGTTCTAGACTGAATTGATCTCCAATATCCATTAGTAGTTCCACATATAGGATACTTCTTCCTGAGTTGTTCCGTACCACACAGTTCCGTCTCCATCCACGAAGGTATCATCACCCATGCCGTCATCAATAAACCCAAAAGGAGCCATGTCTTGCTCAATCTGATTGCGTTGTTCTTCATAGATTCTCCTTCTAATGTCCTGGTCGGTCATCTCTTTAAAATATTCTTGCATGACTAACCATGCAAACAATACCATACACATAACAAGGTCATCATGATAACCTTCATCTGCTTCCCACGCTTGTTTCTTCTGAACAAATGTGGTAAGCTCTTGGAAAATATTGAAATCGTTGAAGAGTAGTTTGTCTTCTTCAATAATTGCTTTGAGGTTAGCGCAACCAATCTTCTTCACGGTCACGCTCATCTTTACACCTAGTTGGGTTTTGTTACCCGAGAAGCCCTGTCCCACGATCTGACCAGCACGCCCTCGCATTGCACACATAAGGACGTTAGGATATTCGAGATCGTAGTTGAGAGTAGCAGCGATACTATCACCAATGTCATTTACTTCTACCAGAATGTATGGATTATTATATTCTTTTGCTACCTGAAAAATTACCGATGGAAACAAGACAGGTTTGATTTCATTATTTCTGTACTTCGCAACAATTTTATACGGAACAGTGGTAATGTCAAACACGATGAAAGCACTGTAGTCGCCACCGATACCTCTGGCAACGTCCACAGTAATAATATATTCGTTACCCTCTTGTACTCTTTCGTAAACATCAAGTCCTGCATTGCTAGTTATGGGATCTGCGAAAGGAATGTTTTGTAGTTTTGATGGACTAATCAAAGTGTCAGCTGACCCAAGGAAGTCGCACTCAAATTCCTGTGCGAACTGTCTTGGAGAAGTGTTCTTGATTGTTTCTTCTTTCCACTTAGAATCTCTGCCTGGGACCTGAGACCAGTGAACTTCATTAGTAACATATCCATTTTTACCACGCCTAGCATCCTCCCACATTTTGTAGAAGTGGTTCATGCCATTCGGCGTTGAGATGATTATGACTTTTGTGCTTTTACCAGAAGTAATAGTAGGATAAACAGATGCAAAGAATTGCTCTGCAACATGGTTTGGAACGAACGCAAATTCATCGAGGAAGAGGATGTTAAACGACATGCCTCGGACAGCAGACGCAGATGTAGAAGCTGCCAATATCTTACTGCCATTTTCTAACTCCACATTACCTTTGTTCCATACGAGGATACCATGCTGCATCCATTTAGGCAAGTTCTCGTATGCTAATTGTAACCTACCTAAAAGTTCCCTAGCTGTAGATGCTTTGTTCGCAAGAATGCCAATGTTAACACTATCAAAAAACAAAGCATAATAAAGCAGGTAAGCAACTACTGTGGTTGACTTACCTGTCTGTCTTGGGAGCTTTGCAATATTGAATCTGTTGTTGTGAAAATCTTCCAGAATTTTTTTCTGAAAGTCATACATTTCAAAAGGAACCAGACCTTCATCCAAAGAGATGATCTTAATATAATTTGTAGCAAAATAGATAGGGTCGTTCTTACACTTGATCAACTCATCAATTTGTTTTTTTGTAAATTCAATCTGGGTTCCCGCTTTCTTTAGGTTCGGGTTGCCAAGATATACCTCATTACTAGTTGCCACAACAATCAGATCACTACTGACTATTTATGCTGGGTGGTCTTGTTCCAACTCAGTTAATCTTTTCTCCCAAGTGGTGCCACTTGTAGATCCCTTGCATGGATTGATACATCTGTCATCACCATAATTATTACAGACAAGACCTGCTAGATCGTGTGGATCTCCTTCTTTACCAGTACCAGACCAATAGTGTTGACCATTGATCCAGATAGCACCACACTTCTCACACTCCTTTCTTTCTATTGAAAGATCAGACATTTCTCTATCAATCATTGTTGTACTCCTTGAGGAACTTTTCGAAATTGTTGGTATCCTTAACAAGTTGCCTCTTAAGTTTCCAACCCATCCACTTCATCTGAAGTCGGATGAACGCATATCTAAGTTGTAGATCTACGTAAGCAAAAATCTTCAAGGTTTCGTCAACGCCAGCAATCGCTACCAAGATGGCAACGAACACTACCAGCATATAAAATCCGTACATCATTGTATCTTTCTGCTACACAGATTATACGCTATGTAGCAAAAAATAGTGTATAATTTTATTACGATTTGATAACGATCGCTTTACAATGATATTACAACTTTATAATATACTGGTTGTTTTTAGAGAGTTCCATTGGCACGTCTGATTTCTTTGAGTTCTTCGAAGTCTTTTTGCTTGGTGCCACCATCGTATTCCCAAGCGTAGCCTTCTGTTATCATTTGCTCATTAAGTGAGATTTCTGCATCTCCGATATATAACCACCCAAGTAGACGACCATATTTGCCGACACCACCAACAAGCTCAGTCCTAATAACAAGGTCTTCTTCACCTTCAATAGCAGTAGCAAGTTTTTCTTCCAACCAGCGTGTTGCATCATAACCGAGTTCTTTCTCTTCTGCATCTCTAGTGCGCTTCTCTGGGGTGTCAACCCCAGCGACTCTAACTCTTTCTTTTTTATAAAGATCAAAACCGAGATCAATCGTGACATCGATAGTGTCGCCATCCAACACTTTATCTATCGATGTCACGCGAAAGTTGTAACAACTCTTACGACTCGGGGGTGTCATTGCTCCCATTACTTTTTCTTGCCTCCGTTCTTAGCTTTCTTCGCAGTCGCGTTCCCTTGATTCTGCTTGCTGGCAGTGCCCTTCTTGCTTTTGTTTGCGGACTTGGCCATTGTCTTCTAGTTCCTTAAATGATAGGCGTAGAATATATATGACACAATATGCTGTAAATGCTAACCCACAGCAAAGAAGAATGATTACTGACCAAGTGGGATCAGTTAGGTCATTTAGTGGGCGAAGCAGAAGGTTCATGTATTTGATCGCAACTTAGCGTATGAAAATACTTTTTCTGGTATATTGATATCTAGTGCTGCCTCAAATCCTTTAAACCCTGGGGATGAGTTTGCTTCGCAGATTTTATATCCATCTGGATGAAACAAAAGATCCACACCAGCGATGTCAAGATCAAGAACTTTTGCTACCTGAATAGCAAGCATCTCCATCTCATCATCAACATCGTATGGAGCACCTTCCCCACCACGAGAGATGTTTGCTTTGAAAGATCCATCAGTTGCTGTGCGTTGCATCGCACCAACTACGCGACCACCAATAACAATCACTCGCAGATCTCTACCTTCTGAGTGTGAGACATACTCCTGAATGATCATGCTTGTCTTACTATCAAGACTAGAGATCAACTCAGATAGATCTTCAAACTCTTTTGGTGTTCGACAGAGGTATACTCCAGCTCCATGTGATCCAGTGATTACTTTCATCACACAAGGGAAACCAACAACCTTC